AAAATTTGTATACTTTTTTTTAATTTTGTAAACAAATAGTTTTCTTCACCCTCTTGCGATTTCTTTACACTTTTCTTGACATCGGTGTAAAGAAAATTTTAAGTTTCTTCACCCCCCCTATATATATTTATATATATAGGGGGAGAGGGTGAAGAAATTTAGGCCTAAATATGGCATTGAAAAAAATTTCTTCGCCCTCTCGTAAATAAAACCATAATATGACAAAATTTCAAAAACGTTCATTTTGTTATTTTTGGCGTTTTGTGATAAAAAAAGCTTGACTATCATAAACAAATAAAGTAAATTAAAATTATGAAAAAACTAATTTTTATTTTAATGGTTTTTGTGTTGTGGGGATGCTATGAGGATCAAGAAATCATAGATCAGAAAACCACGAATCCAATTGAGCAAACAAAAACATATTCCTTGAGTTATCAAAACATGGCTGCGCCGTCAGGTTGCTATTATCAGGGCGGACTTCCCAGTGACGGCGAAAAATATGCTGAAGGTGAAACTGCAATATTAAAATATCCAGACGATTGTATTACTGGTGGCACATGCAATGCGAAAATGATTTGTCATAATTCACAAACTGGATATGATTCTTATTATAAATTTTCATTTTGGGCAAAGGGCCCATATCCGGTTTATGATTCAATTATTTTTGGAGATGAAAATATTATTTTATGGGCTGAGTATGAGAAGGAATGAAAATGGCGGGTAAGGGAAATATAGAAAATTTAAAACCTCAGAATATGAGGACAAAGGAAGAGCAAAGAAAAATTGCAGCCATGGGAGGAAGGGCTAGCCAAAAAAAACAAAAAGAAAAAAAATTGATGAGCGATATTTACTCTGATATTTTAGCTGAACAAATAAGTGGAGAAAAGGGAATAAAGCTAAAAGATGTTGTTAATAGAATTTTAATAGAGGGAGGTTCGCCATCCGTCTCCATGCTAAAAGAAATCCGCGAGGCCACAGAGGGAAACAAAATTGCATTGTCAGGTGAACTAGATTGCAATATAAACATTGTCCCAGTTAAATCAAAAAAATAATGGACATAGAAATACCGGAAAAATTAATAGAATTATTCAGAACTAACAAGCGTTATATTATATTATACGGTGGGAGGGGATCGGCAAAGTCTTGGACTGTTGCCGATTTTTTATTGTCAAAAGGGAGAGAAAAAAAAAGACGCATCTTGTGTGCAAGAGAGGTGCAAAATTCAATACGCGATTCTGTTCACAAACTTCTTTCTGATAAAATAGAACAGCATAAAATGAATAATTTTTATGAGATTACAAAAGATCGCATAACAGGTAAAAACGGAACTGAGTTTATTTTTAAGGGATTATTCAGAAATGATCAAGATATTAAATCTACAGAGGGAATTGATTTATGTTGGATTGAAGAGGCCCACAGTGTTTCAAGGAAATCTCTCGAAACTCTTACCCCTACGATCAGAAAAGAAAATTCGCAAATAATATTTACTTACAACCCTACAAACGACGATGATCCTGTGCATGTTGACTACACTCTTGCAAATCGTAACGATGTTTTAAAAATAGAAATAAATTTTTCAGATAATCCTTGGTTCCCAGATGTTCTAAAATCTGAAATGGAGTACGACAGGGGTAACGATCCAGATAAATACGCGCATAAGTGGCTTGGAAAATGCGTTATGCATTCCGATGCTCAAATATTTTACGGTAAATGGAAAATAGAAAATTTTGAAACTCCCGAGAATGTCCAATTGTATTTTGGAGCAGACTTCGGATTTTCGCAAGACCCTTCATGCCTAGTTCGTTGTTTCCTGAAAGATAATTCGCTATTTATTGATTATGAAACGTGGGGTTATGGTGTTGACATTGATAAATTGCCAGAACTTTTTTCAAACATTCCAAAATCAAAACAAAATTACATTACAGCAGATTCATCAAGGCCAGAAACTATTTCTTTTTTAAAAAGAAATGGATATGCAAAAATAAAATCATCAATAAAAGGAACGGGATCGGTAGAGGAAGGAATATCTCACATACGAGGATACAAAAATATTATTGTACATCCACGCTGCAAAAACATGATTGACGAATTTAGATTATATTGCTACAAGGTTGATAAATTAACTGGATTGCCAACAACAATACCAGAAGACAAACACAACCACGGGATCGACGCACTGCGTTATGCGCTTGAGGATGTGATGAAAAACAAAAAAGGGTCTAAAGTTAAAATTACTGGATGGTAAAATATGATCGTTCTAAAATGTGACATGTGCGGGATTGAAGATAAGGCCTCTGCTGGATATGGGGGGATTATGTCTGAAAAAATAAAACCAATATTTATTGAAATTGGAGAGATTAAATTCGGAGAAAATCATGCAAACATGAGTTATGACAATTTAATAAACGGCAAGCATTTGTGCAATAATTGCATAGAATCTTTAATCGGAAAATTAAACAACATATAATAAAGTTAGGTAAAATAAAATGCAAGATACTAGAAATAACGAATATAATAAATGGGCACCAATATGGGAATACACACGCGACGCAATTGAAGGGCAGGATGCGATAAAATCAAAAAGCGATAAATATTTACCGATGCTAAACGGGCAGACGCCTGATTCATACCAGGCATATTTGCAACGTGCTCAATATGTAAACTTTTCTTCACGCACAATGAGCGCGAGCCTCGGTCAATTATTCAGGAAGAATCCGATAGTAAAAGAAGTTGACGAATCGATCTTAGATAATATAAATCTTGCGGGATATTCTTTTAATTGTTTTTTTAAAGACATCGCGAAAGAAGTTTTGTCTATAAATAGAGTTGGGATATTGCTTGATTATTCAGAAGCACAAAAAAGACCATATTTAATATCTTATCCGGCAGAATCAATTATAAACTGGAAAACAGAAATTATCGATGGCATCGAAAAGTTAACAATGGTTATGCTTGAAGGAGTTCTACAGAAGCAAAACGAAAAAGATAAATATAAAACATCAGAAGTAAAAATATGGAAGGAACTGTTCCTGGACGGTGGTGGAATTTATCGAGTTCAAAACTGGATTAAAAATGAGCGCGGAAAATTTATTGCAGATGGTGAAGAAATAACGCCAGTTATACGTGATAATGTTTTTAATTTTATACCTTTTTATGTCGTAACGTCACAAGGAATAAATAATAAAATTTCAAAATCATCTTTGGTTGATTTTGTAAATATAAACTTAGGACATTATGTAAACTCGGCAGATTACGAAAACCTTCTGCACTGGACTGGCGCAAAGACTGTTATAACGCGCGGATGGGGCGATGATAAGGCGTTCCCAGTAGGAGGCGCGGCTGATTTTCCTGTTGACGGAGGTGCTTCTTTTTTAGAGGCGTCAAGCGATTCTGGGCTTAAAGACGAGATGCGACATAAAGAAGAACAAATGGCGGCAATGGGCTCTCAGATTATTTCAGGGAAGGGACGATATGTCGCAAGCGCAGAAACTTCGCGTATATCCAGCGAAGGAGAATATGCGACGCTTGCAGATATTTCAAAAAGTCTTTCCGATTCTGCATCTAAAATTATGACCGATCTAAATGCATGGATGGGAGTTGAAAAACAAGCAGAAATAAACTTCAATACTGATTTTGAAACTGCAACTATCGATCCGCAATTGTTTTCGGTTTTGATGGGAGCATTACAATCTGGGGCAATAAGCGAAGAGATTTATTATTATCAATTAAAACAATATGAAATGTTTCCACAGACCTGGAGTTTCGAAGATGAAAAAAAAGCAAGAGAAGAATCTCTTAAAAAACAAATAGAAAAAAGAGATGAAATGATTCCAGAAAGCTTGAAAAACATAAATAAAAATGAAGAAAATAATGATGGTGAAGAAGAATAATGAACTTTCAAGAAGCTCAGTTATACGCAAAAGATTTAACCGATAAAGAAACGATTGCTTTCAATCGTGTAATGTTGAAAAATTATGACCTTGCGCAGAAAGAAATAATTGCAGAAATAGAAAAGTTCTATGGAAAATATTTGTCATTGCTTTCAGGAAAAGGAAACCAGCAAGACATTTATAACATTGCAATACAAAACAATAGGTTAAATAACCTATTAAAAGAAACTCAAAAAATATATAATTATTATTATAGCAAGGTTGCGTCATCGATACAAGATACGTCAGAACTTGCAATGTTAAATTCATACTATCGCCAGCAATATGTATTGAGCTGGTTCACGCCAATATCCGTAAATACAACATTTACGTTTCTCGATCCAAGGCTCGTAGAAATTGCGGTTACTGGATCAACCGAACTATGGGCCAAGATTGCGGCAGATGTTAAAAAAAGAATAAAACTAAATAATCTTGTGCCGGAATATGGGAGTCTTTCAGATTTACTTTATAAAAACAAAATTGCAGATCTTGCAAAAATACAACAAACAATTGTTCAAGGTTTTATACAGGGTAAATCAATAAATCAGATGTCGACTGGAATCAGCGATGTCATGGGTAATCTAAAATATCAGGCTGATAGAATTGCGCTCACTGAATCTGCGCGTACCGCATCGGAGGGATCATTGCTTGCATCGCAAGATGCATCGGCACAAGGAATAAATTTAAAGCGGCAATGGCACGCGACGCGTGGAGGAAACACAAGGGACGCCCACATTGCTGTTGATGGGCAGCGAGTGGAAATAGACGAGCCGTTTAGATACGGAAATTTAACAACTATGACGATCGGTAAATGGGGAAAGCCATCGATGGACATTAATTGTCGCTGCGCGATAATTGATATTATAAAC